ACTTATAGGGTTGTTTTTGAGTTTATCAATAACAATGGCGAAGTAGAAGAATCTGTTCCTAGTAACGCCCTTGAGGTTACTCATGCAGGAGCAGCGTTTGTAATTATTAAGGCAAATGTCGTAAACATATCTTGCCGTACCTATTGGAGTAGTCGGCGTTACATTTACAGATGCTAATGGAGTTCCTGAGTAAGTAGTTTTAAGGACAAAGAATCTTCCGGCCCCGTCGATAGTTACAGCATAAATGTTACCATCGGCATCTTTCTTGCAAGCTAGAAGGTTAACACCTACCTGAACGGCCGCATAAGTATTAGTACTTAATAGAGTAGTGAACTCATAATCATAAACATCTAGGATAAGATTCCCAGCAGATATTCTAAATAATATTAACTTAGTGTTTATGATATTATCGTCTATTTCATCAATGAAGCATCGCCTTGCCTGTCCGCCAGTCCCCAGTCTGGTTGCTATCTGCCTATTACCTGTTTCCTCATCTAGTTTACCGAGTAGTAAATTTTCTGTGCTTGTTGGAGCTGGAACCGCCACCATTGCAGAGTAGAAATAAAACTTAAACTTACTAGAGTAAGCAAAGTCTTGATAGTAAGAGTAATCATTCCCTGAGTAGATAGTTTTCTTTCTCAACTGAGGAGGTAAAACTTGTATATCATCGCTAGATGTATCAGAGATGAACATGTCAGAAGATTTTATGTATTTATAAACTTCTTGATTACCTGCTTTTGGAACAACAACTATTTGATTCTTATTTTTCAATACAAAATCTGGCTGAATACTATCAAAGTTTAGAGATGTTACCTCATCAGGGTCTGTGATCGTCCCTTCTCTGTATATTCTTTTGGCTGAATTGGTGTAAATTGTGCTTCCACGTCTCTTTGTTATAGCACCAGTCTTTGAATAATCGGCGTTTTCAACGGTTAAAGCACCGTCAGAACCTACAGTTTTGTCGTCTGCTTTGGTGTTTAATGCTCCTGAAAGAGAGATATTAATTTCTTGTTTTTCCAATGCCATATTAAAACACCCATAGTTTTACTGTTACGTCTGCCGAAGTATTCAAGTAGAACAACAAAGAATCAGGATTTGCATTATCCCAAATGTCGCAAGTATCATTTTTGTAAATGATAATGTAACCGTTTGGAGTTCTGCCTAACCCATGTGGGACTCTGTTGGCCTGCCCACTCACCAAAGAAGCATTTATGATAATCCCATCTACAATAAACCTACCGTTTAGTTGATTTGTGTATTGAGAAATATTTTCTTGAACCCTATTTAGTTCTTGATTATCTAAAAACTTAATTGGTGAGTAAGGTTTTAAGGCCATACGTTGTAAATCTCCCTATTATAAATATGGTTTACGTCCGTAATTACTGAAACCTCTCCCATATCTCTATTGTCTGCCATGATCTCAATTCTTTCCTTGAGGAAAGCAAGCTCTTGTTTCAGATCGCTAGTATCTGATTCTTCTTTGCTTCTCATCATGATAGACGCTCTGACAATGACGTACTCTTCCCATCCATTGTAACCATTAAAGCTGTCGTCATCCTCAGCAAGTAAAACTGTCTGAGGAATATAGTGTAGAGTTATCCTGTAAACACCAGTAGGTATTGGGACGAATCTTATTATATCCCCTATCATTACATAGCGAATATCGTAAGGCATCCTAGGGCCTGGATAGCGGTTATAGTTTCGCTCATGCCACATTAAAGGACGTAATGCCATGGGAGAATCAGGAGAGCGATAAAGGTCTACTCCACACATTTTGTAAAAGTCAGCTGGAAGGTTGTAGTCGCCTACTCCAGTTTGAGTATTTATGTCAAGGGAGGTTAGGAAGTAATGGGCGGAATCTTTAGAGATTAAAATATCCATCAATTCAGTTATTGAGCTGTTTATATACCTAATCAGCTCATCATCTGAAATAAAGCTATTATTCTCCATGTCTGCCCGTTCTCTACAGGCCTGGCGAAGTTCCGCCAATGTCATTACTGCCATATTAGTAACCTCTGCGGTATTTTACTTCCTCGTCATTTTCGCCATACTCTTCCGCCTCGCCTTCTTTCATTTCTTCGTGCTCTTCATCCTCTTTGATCTGCCAAAGTGATTCGATAGCATCAGCTAAACCCATAGCGTCTTCATTCTTAACAGCGGCAAGAATTTCCTCAGCGCAAGTTCTTCTTGCTACTGATGAATCGGTTTCAGTCTCTTTTTCTTTCTTATCAACTTCTTTACCTTCTTTCATGGTAGAAATAATAAGAGCACCGATACCTTTCTTTTTTCCCAACATTCCCATCATAATATTATCCTCACACGCTAGAATTTTTTAAAGTAAGTGTGAACATCAGTTCAATATCTTGCGCTGAATCTGTAGGAACAGCGGCGGCAAGTAAATTAACAACTACTGTTTTAGCAGTCGTTACACTATAAGAAAGAACTTGAGGAACTAGGTCTACAGGAGTAGCGGCAACAATTTGGAAAGAAGCATCTAGAAGTGAGTTCCAGCTATCTTCTAAAGTAATTGTGTATTCTCCGGCACCTGTTCTTGCTACGTTAGAGATAAGCTTACCGCTGAAAGCAGAAACTACCCCAGTAGTGTTTGTGATCGAAGCTTTTCCAAAAATGCTTACAACGGCATTTTCAGCACAAGCGGCGAATTGATTTAAGTATCTGTTGGCCATATTAAAATCCTCTTAGAAAAAAAAGGGAGAGCAGAATAAACCACTCTCCCTTTAAATTATTAACTATTAAGCAAGCTTAAGACGAATGTTCCAACCTGGAGCATTACAGCCCATCTGAGCGTAATATCCACATCGCACTTCAATGCTATCAGCATCAGAGTTACGAAGAACTCTTAAACCATCAAGGTTAAGAATACGAAGAGGCTCATTTAAGCTATAAAGTTTCCAAGTATCCATTTGAAGACCAAAAGCTACGTTTGGTAAGCAGTTTTGATCTGGAACGACTTTAATCATTCCGCGAGGGCCTGAAACTGTAATTCCACGGAAAGAAATTTGAGCATCTGTAGTTTTAAGGTCAACGTATTGAACCTTAGTTCCAAGAGCTTTTTCTAGTGAACCATAAGCTCCGTAGTTAACCATATAATGGTCAACACGTCCGACTTCACGAGCTGAACAGTATGCACCGTCAATCAAACCTTCCTCAATAGGACGATCTGAAACGTCTAAACGAAGTCCGCCTAAACGTGTATCAACTGAACGGTCTACTCCAAAGAAAGCTGTGTTTGTTGGTGCAGTAGCTGGAACCCATGCATCCAAACCTTTAATCTTAGCGTCGTAGTCACCTTGAACGAAAAGGTAATCAGCAGCTGCCCAGTCTTGAGCACCAAAAGAATCAAGGTTAGCTGACATAGTAAGAACGCCAGTGTCACGGTTTACGCCTACGATTGTAAGGGCGTTTTCTGTTCCTGCTGTGTTCTTAACTGTACCGCCGCCATCTGCTGTAGAAGCAACGATTTTTTGACCAACTTCAAAATTAACAACATCTTCGATGTTTGTTAATGGAAGAGAAGTGGAAGCAACAACTACTGTAGAAGCGATTTGGCCAATTGAGCCTGAACCATTTCTATACTCAGAAATTGCAAGTGAACGTCCTAAAGTTTTAAGAGCGTTATCAATTTCATAAGTAGCCGCTTGCATGAAAGCGTTAGCGTCTCCCATAGAAGCTTCAAGAGTTTCGTTGTCAATATCTGCTAATGAATAGTCATGAGCACGAGTAAGAACGAAATCTTTAATTTTAGAAGAAGTCTTGTTAGCTTTAGCATAAGCAAAACTTTGTGATCTTCCTTGTGGGTTTCCATAAGTGATAGGAATAGGAAGATTTTTTCCACCAAACTTAGTATATTTTGGCATAAGTGCCATCATAGGATTGTCTGCGTAAACCATGTTATTGATTCGCATAGGTACATAGTGCACTTTAAGCGCACTTGCAAAAGAGGCCATATCCAAACCTGACATATTAAAGCTCCATTAATTAATCGTTAGTAAAACGTATTAATCTGGCCGCTTCCCTTAAACTTTCTTCTGAATTGAGAGGTCTGTTCTCTTTTGGGGGAGTAGCAAAATTAAAACTATTATTTAAAGTTCTATGTACATTTTGCCGACTCGGTAGAATCTGTGGTGAGTCTGTCTGGGCTTCATCTTCCCCTAGAATATCTTCCGGAGGTAGATGCTTTTTGAACTTCTTCAGTCCTTTCATTCGATTATATTCTTCATCTGTTTGCTTCTCAAGATAATTTTCATAAGCTTGTAGAAGCTGTTTCAGTTCAGCTGGTTTACCATGTTCTTTCATGTATTCCATCTGCATTTCACCGATAACGTCAACACTACCATAGTTTGAGACTAATTCAAATTCTTCTGAGTTTTCTTGTATGGTTTTTTCTACGCTTGAAATCCATTCCCTGTAAGCTCTTTCGTTCTGGGCCTTCTGGGTTTCTTCGACTTCTTTTTGCCGACCTTCTTTTAGACCTTTGATCTCTTCTTTTAGTTCTTGGATGTAGTCTCTCATGCCAACAAAATCTTTCTTGAGTGATCTATACTCAGAATCTTTTGTGTATTCGTCACGATTGACTACATGATCAGTCAACTTTTCGTAGTTAAGGCCTTCTTTTTCTAGCCAAGCGAGAGGGTCTGCCTCTTTTAGGCGTCTGACTTCCTCTTGCTGTTTTTTCCATTCCTCGTACTCTTTAACCTTTGACTCATGCTCTTGAAGTGACTTCATTCTTTCTTGAGCTTGCTGATCTCTTAACCTGATCTCTTTTTCTTTACGAGAGAGAGCGGCAAACTTAGTGGCAAATTTGTCATCTTGAGGCGGTTGTTGTGGTGTAGTACCTCCTGCATCTGGTGTCTGTTGAGGCATTTCCGGTGCCATCGCTGGTACTGTGTCGAATCCCATAAAACTCCTTTATTAAATCTGGCCTTCTAGTGTTGTACCGCTTGCCTGTGTTGCTGGCATTTGCGGCTCGGCCATTTGCTGTGCTTGCATTTGTTGAGCTTGTTGCTGGGCCATCTCTTCTTGAGTAGGCTGAGTTAATGCTATAGCATCGGATGCCCAACGCCTAAAAAGCTCAAGAACCTCTTCCTTGACTCCTCTATTCTTATAATATAAATACGCCTGCTGAACCATTTTAAGCCCCAATTGAAGGTTTTGAAGAGGCTCAGGAGGATTATATTTTCCGTCAAGAATGTCTTCAATAACTGCCATAATATCGTCAGAATGGGCAGTTTTAAACCTCATACTCTCCTTAATATCTGGGAAGTCTAATAGGTTAGCCGCTTCATCTGGTGACAGTAAACCCATTCCAATCATCTCGTTAATATCGCTTAATCTTCCTGCTGGATGCTGAGAAAGTAAGCTAGTAGGATACACTTGCATAATATAACTATCCTCATCAATATTAACATCTTTCCACTTAATCTTTTTTGTACCGTCTTTGAACTTAGCAAGAACAGCATGAGAAGAATCCTCTTCTCCTATGA